GTCCGCTGCATTGTATTGTTTGCAGTATTTTAAGTTTCCTTCACTAGTCATGGTCGGTGAAGGAACTCTGCACAAGACGGTTTTACCGTCTTGTGTAGAGTTCTTTGAAGCTTCAGTATTTGTGAGCGTGCATGTATGTGGATTTGAAGTCCAGTATTTTGTTTCGTGCAGATATATGGATTTTAATGTCCACTGCATTGTATTGTTTGCAGTATTTTAAGTTTCCTTCACTAGTCATGGTCGAAAAGCCATGCATTCCAGTTTGGTATGTATTTTAATACCACCCCAGGATCGGGATGAAAGTTCCTAGAAATTACTTTCCGTGTTGGTAGATAAACCCCAACTATTTCCAGCGTATTGGAGACACACGATTTTGCGTATCGTGTGGTAATTTAGACCAGCTTCGTTTTGGTTATTCTGATGATGATTTGATTATATTGGTCTAGTATAATCTTTTATCAGATGATGAATATCCCACCTTTTGGTGGGACACTTTGCCCGGTGACCGGAGGCAACATATCGCCTTTCATTTATAGAATGATAGAACACTGATCATGCGTAAAGCCGTAGGATCTAAGCGTAATTAACGCCCATTGAGCCATCTGGGGCTCGGACAAATATACCAGCAGAGGTTGTCAGACCTACAGAAACAAAACTGACAGTGCGTCTTCGATGCTACTATAAAGTATCGGTCTATACATTGTGTTGGATAGAGGCCAGGGCTGGCCAAATACTACACACCTGCGGGCAGGTAGCCCCATGAGGATTGGATCCTCAGCGGAAGTGACACTAGATAGTGTCTTTTTGTATTCATGAACGTGCGCCCCCAGCATTCCAAGAGTCTTCACGTAAAGTGGAGTTGTGCTGTGAAACATCCTCAATATACAGTAGGATAAACATCGTAGGTGCGATGCGGGACCACCGTTAATAAAGTAACGTTCATGCAGAAAGACATTTGTGATCACTCAGCCCTTCCTAGATCTTTCTTATTAGAGTCTGATGATATTATCGATTCGGGGGTAAGAATTGCTAGGAGGGGTCCGTAGTCTGTTGAGCTCGAGTAAACCTTGAGGCGAGCCACTCGGACTGAGTATTGAGTCCGGATTCGTCCGGACACCCCACAAACCCCGAGGTCGGTAGGTTAATCCCCTCCCGCCCGCGGTATAGGAAGTAATTACGAACAATCTTCTTGGAACAACCCATTCATGCTTGGGCCCGGCAACTGAGGGCCTAGTTAAGACTAGTAACGCAATTTTCCTGTCTGGAATCTTCAACGCACAAGGTGCAACGGAGGAGAGTAAGATGGAAGCAACTGTTTCACACGATGTGGAGCAGTTGAAGTTGGAATTAGGAGTAATTAAGGAGGCCGATGCTTCTCCCTCACTGGAGGAGCATGCGGAGCCTATGGATAGCTCAATTATGAACCATAAGATGATGGTTTCAGAGTCCTGGCGAGCTAGGAATGTAGATGGAGAATGGTTTCATTCGTTCTTCAACTGCCTTCTAAATGGCGAGGAATATCAAAATCTCGGTGAAACGCCTTCGTTTTTCCGAGGGGTGATTGCCAGCTTGTTTTCCCTTTTTGGGGGAGGAAGTTTTGATGTTCCTGATGATTTGTCGGATGACGCCCGTGCTGCGACCGCCGCTTGTAAAGAGGTCGGTAATGGCACATTGTTGGGCGCTTTTAGGTGGGTCTATAAGAATTGGACCACATTGAGGGACTCTCCGATCCTCAAACACATGTCTTGCCTTCTTTCCATTGGAATTTTGGTAGGATTTGCCCCTCCAGAATGGAGCACATTTCATCTTAAAGCTTATAGAGTTTACAAGATTGAAACTGCCGGCAGATTTTCTTCTGCTCTGGAGATGGCTGATGGGTTTATGGATTCCCTCAATTATTTTGTTGAAGCCACGGTGGCTTCATGGGAAGTAGGGAACTTGTCTCCCTTTTTCTTCGAGAGAACCACAGCAGCTGCTTTGGATTCTTCTTATGAAGAAATTGCTGAGATAGTACCCCAGATTATTACTGGTTCTTGGTTTGAAGATCCCAAGAACTGCTTCTCTGAACTCATGCAACGCATGAATAACACCATCGAGGCCTACAAGGTAGCAGTCGCACAATGTGCACCGCGCTCTGTTGAACGCAAATTATTGCACACTAGACAACTTAAATTGTCTGGTTGGTGTTTGGATATTGCGATCATGCGTAGAGGCGGTAGTTACTGCAAACAGGCATGGAGTGCCATAGTTTCAGGACCAGCAGGTATTGGTAAATCGCTGATCCAAAGATTATTGGCTGCACTCATCTTCCAACACTATGGTGTTAAATATGATGAGGCTCTCATTGCCAATTTAAATCCCGATGATAAATATCATTCCACAATCACTAATTCCACGATGATTGTTCGCATTGATGATGTGGCCAACAGGCCGCTGAAATACGATGAATCTCTTGGAATTGCTGCCGCATTGCAGATGATTAACAATGTCCCTTTCATTGCCACTAAGGCAGAACTTGAAGAAAAGGGCAGAGTGATCCCAGATTTGCGTGCAGTAATAGGGTCAACGAATAACCCTGAGATGTGGATGGATTTGCTGTCAGTTCACCCAGAGTCTTTGCGTAGACGTGTTAATAGAAACACTGTCCGCGTAAAGGCTCCTTGGGCCAATACTGACGGCACCGTCAATTGGGACAAGGTGGAATCTAATCCGCCACCCAAGATTAAACTTATGGGTATCACCGTCAAGGACATGGTCTTAATTGATATTGAGACTAGCGGAGTTGGCGGTTATAAACCTAAAGTTATATCGTATAGAGGTCGAAAGGTTGCCCTTAAAAACCTTGACTTGGCACAATATTTGTTCTTCCAAGAAAAATGCCTTCGTCTTCACGATGAAGAGCAAGAAGAATATGTTGGGGCCATTAAAAACGTTAAAGCCCGCAAATGCGATAGATGCGGTTTTCTCGTTTGTCCCCCCACTTGTCCTGGACACATTAATCAATTTCCTGCAGACACAGAGTTTGAGGAAGAGGATTCAGTTCCGGCCCCTGAAGGACCGGAAGTGCACCAATCTGCAATCACTGATGCGGCAATTAGGACGCTAAAATTGGCGATTGAAGATAGGGTAGGGGACGTCCCATTTTTAGGAGGAATGTGCAAGAAAGTTGTAGGTACCCTCTTTGAATGGTTGTGGCCGGAAGCCTTATTAGTTTCTGCTCTCACCGTCGCTATTGAGTTCGTTTCTAGAGAATCGTACACTCAGTGGTGGTTTTGGATTCCTGATGGAGTCTGGGAGTGGCAAGTTTGGAGGCATGTAGCCGGCGTGTTACAGGATGTCGAATTGCGGCAACGAATAAGAATGGCTCAGAACAAGTTCTATACGAACTTTCTTCTGATGTTTGTCTCTTTTTGTTGTTTGGTTATTGAGTTTAAATATCAACAGCGATTGCAACTCCGTTATCAAGCTTTGATGACGACGTTGCCTATGTTGTTGCTTGCTAAAACTAGTTGGCCAACTCCGCGAGCCCGTTCTTTCACCATGTTTGCCTTGGGTGTTGGAACAATATATAAGCAACGAAGTGCTGCAATATTTGTCATTTCATTATTCCAATTCTTTTGTTTTGGATTCATTATGAAAGATTTGCGCACTAATGCGTATGCTTATCTCACTGCAAAGAGAAATGCAGTAGGGGAATTCGGCAGAGAAGTTCGAGAGCGGTATAGTCCCGCTCTGAAGGCAGCCCTCTTAACGTTGAGCACAGTCGGTGCGGGTTATATGGCATATACGCTATACAACACCTTCGGTGCCACCAAAGAAGAGGATGCACAGCCCGTGGATGCTGGCTCACCCACGGAAGTGCAACAGAGTCTGATGGCACAGAAAGTCATGCCTGATTCTGACAAGCATGAGCCTCCCCCCCACATTAATTTTATGGATAATTCCAATGAAATGCTGGAAAGGAGAAATGCTCTGCGAAACACTTGGTGCAATGATGTTGTCAAAACTTCATTTGGAACCAAGGATACTGCAACGTACACACCCGAGCAATTTTTGGGTGTAGTGAAGAAGAACATTTCAACTGTTCACGTGTTGCAGGGATCCGATTGGAAGCCCAAGTGTAACGCCTTTTATCGTTGTGGAGATCTTGCTGAAATTTCAGCACATGATGCTCCGACTGGTACTGAGATTTGGTTAATCACAGATAATGAAAAACCACATTCTCACAAGAAGATTACGGTGGATCCCACCAGCGTCTTCAAAGAGAGACCGGACAGTGAGACCGTGCTTATTTACCTTCCCAAGGGTTCTAAGCAGAACATGAACAAGTTCTGCACTGAACAGCCGGCCACTCTGAACGATATTGTCTTCATTCATAGAGATTTGGAGACAAAGAAGGCAACAATGCGCCCCACACGTCTAGCCCAGTATTTGCCCGATAAGGCACATACTTTGACGTATCAATGGGGCAACTCTGAGGAACAGAAGAATTTTCTCAGAGCCACTGATCCCAGTCTATCAGAAGAAGCTCTGAAGATTGGAAAAACATTTGCAGGAGCCTGTGGCGGCGTTTATGTCACCAACTCTAAATTTCCTGTGGTTGTAGGTATTCATTATGCCTGCGCCGCAAAGGACATGAGTTGGGGCAGATCACAGATTTGCAGTTCAGTGTTTGTGGAAGCGACTTTGCTACACATACAGCAAAACTGTTTGTCTATGTGTCTCACCGCCAATCCTCCTGAGAACTGGATTCCCACGATCAATGGGAAGCAAGCTTTCGAACACCAACCGGATCATTCCGGTTCTCTCACCGATCAGGTGACGTGGTGTCAGGAAAATATACCTGACATGCAACGTTATCTTATGGTAGGAGAGCCGGCCCGTGCGGCAGTTAAGGAAGCACAAATACCTGAGACCAAACAATCAGCGGTCTCACTCGCTCCCGGTGGTGCAGATCAGCACCAGGGAGCACTTTACATCGGCGCACGTCAAATGGCCGCTTTCTATAAATCGAAGGCGGTCAAAACATTGATTGCAGAATCGGTTGCCATGAAATTTCCTGATCAACCTGCTTTTGCTGGTCCCAGATTTGGACGATCAATGTGGCCGAAGAGTGCCGGCTATAGCTACGAGAGTTCACCAGGACTCCCTCAGGCTCATTTGGAATGGGCTACGAGAGATTACTTGTTGGACTTACTCCAAGCATTCCGGAAATCCGAAGCGCTCCACAAACATGCTCGCCCCCTCACTTGGTGCGAAGCATTGAATGGAGTTCCTGGTGTCAAATATTTGGACGCCATGAACTGGAGCACCTCTATGGGTCTCGGTTTTACTGGAAAGAAGCGCACTTGGCTTTACGAATTCCTCGACGAAGAAGGTAACCCTAAAAAGGACTTTCTTTCAGAGGTTTGGGAAAGAGTTAAGTGGTGCTTGGAACAGCTCGAAGCTGGTAGGAGGGTCCCTTGGGTCTTTTCTGCCACCCCCAAAGATGAACCTACTCCTACAGATAAGGATAAGGTTCGCCTGTTTATGGTGGGAGAAGTCGCCTGCGTGATTTTAGTTCGCATGTACTTCACCCCCCTCTGCAGGATTTTGCAGATGCTCACTGCCACATCAGAATGTGCAGTGGGAATGAATGCCACCTCCTATGATTGGGAGGCAGTCATGCAGTATCTGGAACAATTTTCGCTCCATTTTGATGGAGATCACAAGAAATATGATTTGGTTAAAGCCCAACAGATTTCACGAGCCTCATACAGAATTTTGATTGAGATCGCCTCCTGGTGCAATTACACCAGTAAGGATTTATTTGTGATGCAAATGATGGTTGCCGATTTGGTCCAGCCCCTGGTCAATTTTAACGGTCATGTGGTCGTTCTGGAGGGTTCTACACCTTCTGGAATTCCTTTGACCGTGATCATTAACGGACTCGACAACAGTCTTATGAACCGATGTGGTTTTAAAGCCTGTTATCCGGATGCTCCGGTGGGTACCTTTAGGGTAGCAGTGAAACACATCAATTATGGTGATGATTTTATCAATGCTGTCCATAGGGCCTACGCCAAATTCAACTTTTTAGCCCTGCAAGAATACTTGTCTCTTTATGGTATCCACGTGACACCTGGAGTTAAGGATTCTGAAGGCAGGAAGTTTGTTGAATTTGACGAGCTGGTTTTTCTGCAACGTCGATCCCGTTATGAACCACGTTTAGGGCACAGAATCGGTGCCCTGGAAGAGAAGTCAATCACTAAGATGTTGAGCTGCGTTTTGGCCTCATCCTCGATGACACGAGGTGAAGCCACAGCCATGAACATTGATACCGCTCTTCAGGAATATGTTCACCATTCTCCGGAGATTTTCTCCGATAGACAGGAGTGGTTACGTGGTGCAGCGACCGAGGTAGGAATTGCTCATATGTGCAGGAACATTAATCGCACAAATGAGGAATTGTTTCAGGCTCTACACAGTGAAGTGTGAGCACGTCCTCCGATGACGCTAAAAGCATGGCTCTGCGCGGGTCCGACTGTGCACTTAGATAGAAGCCCAAATCGGACTTTGTATACTGGTTACCACCCAGCCCAATTTTCTCCTCCGGGTTGGGGAGGCTTGTACAATTTAGAATGTACACATTACATATTCATGTCCCTGTTTATATTTATGGAGAGACAACAGGCTTTGCATTGATACGCGCAAAGTACTGTACATAGTTGTATTTCCAATATTAATTTATATGATTTAGAAGAAATTCCAAAGATGCAGAAGGTAGGCACCGTCACTTTTGCACACGCAGATTCCCCAATGGGCCATAGCGTTATTAGTCCACTAGAGTCAACTTATGCTCCAGGTGAGACCACAGACGTGCCACTAGGCGATTTCCTTGCCCGACCAGTACAGATTCATACTGATACAGTTCTTTTGAACAATCAGTATAATTTGCAGATCGACCCTTGGAGCTTGTTCTTAAATGATCCTCTTGTTAAGAGGAGAATTGAGGGCTTTAAGCACGTAAGGGGCAGACTCAAGCTCAGAATCATTGTTACGGGCAACCCTATGTTGTTTGGTCGTTTCGTGGCGTATTATATTCCACGACCGAATGCCAACATGCATCAGTTTGCACAGCGTTTTCAAGACGCGTGCTACTGTCAAGCAACACAGTATCCCCACGTTTTTCTCGATCCCAGTTTGGGTGAGGGAGGACAGATGGAGCTTCCATTCTTCTGTCCGGAAAATTGGCTTGACCTGACTGAAGTGAATTCAGTTAGGGATATGGGCGAACTCCGGATAGAAACGATTAAGCAACTGGGGCATGCTAATGGGACGACGGGAACGTGCACATTCTCCATCTTTGCATGGATGGAGGGGGCTGAAATTTGTGCCCCAACAGCGGCACCTTATGGTACCTGGACTTATCAATCTGCTTGCAACTCAACACACATTGAGTACAAGCCCCCAGAGGAATCAAAGGTGTCAACACCGGCCATCATTATTTATTTGGCCAACATCCGCAGGCGAATCTGGAGGCTCTTTTATAAGGAGCCCGATGAGACGCACCAAACTGGTTTTGGTGATAGACCGGTGTCAAGGACTGCGACGGCAGTAGCTAAGGCTGCTGGCGTTGTGTCTATGATACCCGCTCTTGAACCATATGCAAAAGCCACCGAAATGGGAGCCACTGCTCTTGCTAAGTTTGCACATTTATTTGGGTTCAGTCGACCACAGATTGTTTCTGACATCACACGATATAAGGAATTTCCTGCTGGTCAAATGGCCCCCATGAATGTCAAAGAAGCTGTTGCAAGATTGGCGGCGGATGACAAAGGAGAGCTGACAGTAGATTCGCGCACTGTTGGTTTGAATGGTGTGGACGAGATGTCCATACCATATATAGTACAGCGCGAAGCAATAATTCATCGCACAGATTGGAGCGAGGATCAGGCTAGGAACACTGCTTTGATCAGCGTCAATGTGACTCCGTCACACTGGCTAACTGATTCAAGTGCCCTTACCAATTTTTCCATTCTCCCTCCGGTCAGTGCCGTTAGCCAACTCTTTCGATATTGGCGCGGCACATTGATATTTCGATTCAGAATTTCCGCATCTGCAATGCATCGCGGGAAGCTGAGGGTTTCTTATGATCCAGTAGTGAACTCAACTTCATCTAGTATGAACGAAGTTTACTCTCGAATCATCGATATTGAGACCAACAGAGATTTCGAAGTTCCTGTGCACTGGCATGCATACCAAAGTTGGCTTAAAGTACAACCGGTTGTACCGGGTGTAGCTAATACCAATCTTGGAATCACCATTTCCAACTCTCCATCGTTTTGTAATGGACAGATCACTCTGACCGTGTTGGAACCGTTAACTTCTCCAGATCCCAGTTTGGGAAATGAAGTTGGAGTTGATGTTTCGATTCGGGCAGGTGAGGATATGGAATTCGCCGGCCCCACACCTAAAAATGTGAGAAGGTGGACGTTTCTCAATCCTGATCCGGATGAGATTCCACAATCAGCCATGGCGGCTGATGGCCTGCAAGATAACATGCCAGAAGGCGCCGAAACCATGGAAGGTATCGGTGCTGGTGAATTGACCACAACGGACATGACCAATCTGGTGTTCATGGGTGAGACGATTACCTCACTCAGGACACTTATGAAGAGATATGACGGCGAAAACCGTTTAGCGGTCGACGCATTCGTTCCTCAACATTACCTGGCACACCGAGGTCCTGCCAGGGAGCGTTTGTCGGTACATGAGTATATTACAGCCATGTTTTCCGGCAAGAGAGGTTCTTTCCGTCACAAGTTCGTAGGTCACAGTAATGGCCAAGGGATAAATTTAGTCTACACTCGAGACACTGATGTCTTGACGCTGGACAATACATTTGAGGGAGCTTATTTTAACTACGGAGTCTCAGAAATCGAGGTTCCGTGGTATTCCCCTAAACGCTTTTCAAGCGCGCGCAACCATCCCGAATATCTTAGCGCACAATATCGCGACCTGGACGATTCAGACCTTCATCGTTTACAGATGAATGTCACCCAGGGTCGCTTCATGGACCATTATATAGCAGCGGGAGAAGATCACACTTGCTTCTTCTTTGTAGGTCTACCAGGCATTTACGTGTCGCCATAAGTGTAAAATCGGTACTAAAATAATTGTATCGTCGTGGACAGTAGTCCATGTTGTATATTTTCATAGGAGTCTTAGACTCCACTTGTTAGAAATCGACACAGCACCGTGTCGTCGTGGATAGAATATTCCACGGTCTAGTCTGACATCCCTGAGATTTTGTCTCGGAGCAGTTTTTGTAAAGGATGTCAGTGACGTCCGTAATTTTTGTCTGTTTCCGGGTGCAATTTTAAAGGTGACTAGATGTTACGTGCACAACTCTTTGGAGTTGTGCAGCCCGTCTAGGTGCAACTCCC